AAGTCTGGTTGTCAGCCGTCCATGGCCGGGAGAGGACCTTTGTGATGGTTTCCTCATTGATGGCGTGCATGGACCAGCCCACACCAAGGCCACGCTGTACCTCAAAAGCGGTGTGATAATAGCTGCCCTCATACATCAGCCGGGCAGCCTCATCAATGTAGTCCAACTGGTTGGAATAAAGCACCTCAGCCTGTTGCTGGATTTGCAGCTTGAGAGCATCCAGACGGGAGATGTGCACCCTGGCGCTGGCGTTTTCAAGTTGTTTCATCCAGGCACCATCAAGAGCGTTTTGCTGGCCATGGGCTATGTATTCGCCCACCGTCCAGTGAAACTCTGCCAGCTCATCAGAATTGAGGAGCCGCTTTGCCTCTGCCAGCGTGATCTCATTATTGGCAGCAAAACGCTGATACCATACGGCCATCTGGCGCTCAATCTCAGCCTGGGCACGGGAAAATTGGGCCTCCAGGTTTTCTACATAAGAGAAAGACTGGTCAAGCAGTGCATCCTCCATGTTTTTCATACGCTGGGCCCAATAGTCCGCATTACTCTGTCTTGCCATCACCCTCACCGTCCTTTACAGGAGGCTCCTGGCCAGAGCCCTTGCCGGTGTCCCCGTTTTTGGAGCGGTTGGCCTCAAAGGCTGCCCGGTAGGGGTCAGCCATGGCCTCCTCACGCTCATCCTTGATGCGCTGGAGCTCCTGCTCCGGGTCAGACACCCAAGGGTGCATTTTGATGATGGTTTCATCAGAGAGGATGCCCACAGAGTTTTTGCAGTTGTTGATGGCCTCCGTTTCATTGATGAGCACATCACGGTCAAAGATGACCTTGACCTCTGTGCCCTCAAAGGAGCCCACACCAGTGTTGGCCAGGTGACGGTTGACAAACCAAAGCAGCTCCTCAATGGAGGCTTGAAACTCCATTTCAATGCCGTTGGCATCCAGGTCAATATCAGAGTACATGCTCTGTATATTCATCTGGTTGGGGTTGCCGCTCATGCGGTCATCCTTGGCATCATAGCCTCTGGCGTTTTCAATGATGGCATCCTTGAGCAAAGAGAGCAGCACCTTGTAGTTTTCGGCATTGACCTCAATTTGCAGGGTTTCCACTCCACCCTCAGAGCCCTCATAGGAGCGCACCTTGATAAAACCATAGGCGGCCAGGTTGGTGCGGAGGCGGCCCAGGTCCTCACCATCATAGTTTTTGATGACCAGGATGGTGCTGTGGATGTCCTCCTCCATCTGGTTGGCAAAGTTGGAAAGCACATCATTGTATGCGTCCTGCAAGCACTTCACACGGGAGAGGAGGGGGATTTCATGGTGGGAGCTCTTAAAGCATACCAGAGGGATGCGCTCCCAATTATAGCCGGTGACCTCCCCGGTGGAGGGGTCAGCCTTTGTGATGTAGGGGCCGGAGTGTGCATAGTCATCCGGCACCAGCGTGCCGTCATCAGTGCGGATAAAGCAATCCACGCCGCCGCCGTGCATGACCTCAACCTTGACCACATCCTTGGCCTGTTCGTTTTCGTCATACTCCAGCACCATGTAGACATGCACCGCTGCATCCAGGATGGTGTGGTCAGCGTCCGCCCAGAATGGCAGCACCTCATCAGCCGGAAAACGCTTGAAAGACAGCACGCCGCTCTCATAGTAGGGATAAAGCCAGCTCTTGCCGCCAATCCATGCGCCCTCACCAACATTGTGCATCACCCGGCGGAAACGGGAGCCAAAGACGGCACTCAGCGCCTCAGCATATTTCTTGTTTTCCGTATCAAAGGAAAACGGACGGCCAAAAGAGTAGTTGGTCTTTTGGTCCACCATCTTGGAATACAGGTTATTGACCAGCCTGTTATTGGGCAGGTGTTTGAGTTCAACAGGCTTGCCGTCATCATCCAATGCCATGCGCTTGCGTCCAAGCACGGCCTGGCTGCCGTCATAGTAGGCCTCACCGGCAAGCTGCCTCTGCCGCTCTTTGGAGTGCAGCCATGCTGTGATCTCCAGCTCCAAAAAGCGCTTGTCAGTCATGCCCCGGCCAAAGTTTGTGGCAGTACGCATGACACAATCATCTCTTAAATTAAGCACAACCATGCTTTTCTCACCTCACAGACATTTTGCCGCTGTCCAGGCGGCGTATAGTTTTGGCCCTTGTATGGCCATCCAGTCCACCATCTCCTCATTGGTGGCCCAGGAGCCATCAAGGGTGACGGAGTTGATGCTCAAGCCGCTCTCATAGAGGAAAGCGTGCGTGATTTCGTGGCGCATACATTTGCGCTTGTAGGCCTCCAGATCAGCCATGCTCATGGGCTCTCTGCGCTCTGCTGCCGTGTAGTCTTTCACCACAATGCTCTTGGTGGAAAAATCACAGTAGCCATCACAGTGCTCCAGGTTGGGGTCCTTGGCCTTTTTGCGATATTCAAGGGTGTAGGGCACACCCAAAATGGAAATCCTCATCTGCGCCACCTCTTACTTGAAACTGAACAGCTCCGGCGCAAAGACTTTGTGCACAAAATAGCGCACATCATCCATGCTGTGGTCATTCTCCTTGATGGGCCGGTCCATGGTGGCCTTTTCATCCCATCGGTACATGCCAAACTCCCGGATGCAGTCCGTGCAGGTGGAACAGATGAAAATATCACCGCTCTGGAGCCTGGTGGCCACATTGCGGATGCCGTCAATGACGGAGTTGGAGGCCTTTTCCACCCTAAACCTGCCATGACGGCGGATGACCTCAATAAAAGATGCCGCAGAGGGGTCAACGATCACGGCACGGATTTGCAGCCCATCTGCCAGAGCCTCCAGCTCTGCATAGTGCTCCTCATCGGTGCGCTGCCGTCCCTCTTTGCGGCTGTCAAAGTAGTATTCCCGCATCCTATACCAGCGGCCATTGGCACGGCCCCACAGTCCAATGCTGGTGGGGTTGATGGTGCCATAGTCGCAGGAGATATAATAGCGGTCATACGGTCTGGGCTCTGGGGGCACAACATGGAAATCCTTGTTGAACATCGTGTAAATAAGCCCCTCCGCAACCACCCAGAGGCCACGGATAAAGCGATCATAAAAAACGCCAGAGTAAAGGCTCTCATACCTTGCCTTGACGGAGGCGGAGAGGCTGAGGTTGTCATCCATGGTGAAATGGAGGTGCAGCATATTGCGCTTTCTGGCCTCCAATATCCATGTCACATAAAACCAATGGCTTGGCCCCTCTGGGTTGCAGTTAAACCACAGCTTGGAGCCATCCACAGAACAACGGGCACAGGCTTGCTCCACAAAGGAGCGGGGCATCAGTGCAACCTCATCAAGCAGGATGCCCGCCAAAGTAATGCCCTGGATAAGAGCGGCACTGCTCTCATCCTTGCCGCCGAACAGGTAAAAGCTGTTGCTCCTCCCGGCAGCGGTCACGGTGATCTTGTTTTCTGTGCGGTGTTCCTTGAAAGAGAACATGCCAGCCATCCAGTTGGGCAGGTTGGTTGTCACATTGCGGCGCAAGCTCTCAATGGTCTTGCCGCAGATGGCAAAGTTTTGCCCCTCAAAGGTTTTCATGGCCCACATGACAAAGCCCACGGTCATGGCCACAGTCTTGCCGGAACGGATGGAGCCGTCACAGATGATGCCGTCATAGTCCTTAAAGCCCGGCCTATTCCACCAGGTCATGGCCAGATTTTGCCGGGGGCTCAATTTCTGGTATCTCACTTGTGTCCAGCTCCTCTCTGGTGCTCTGGTCGATGACCTCAAAGATGTTGTTTTCCTCTGGGTCAGCGCCAGCACCGTGATTGTCAAACATGCCAAGGTGTCTGCCAAGCATCTCCAAAGCTCTCACCTTGTCATACAGTTTGACCTCAGTGCCATATTGGCCCTCCTTAATGGAGGCAATGGCTTTTTTCTTATCATCCGGCAGCGTGTCCGTTGGGACCAGCCGCACAAGGCCGTTTCTGTTGATTGCGGCAAAATCAGCACCGTTGGCAAAGGCGATGGCTGCCAGCTCCGCAAGCACCATGTCCTGTGTGATTTCCACCCGCTTTTGGCGGTTTTTCATGGCCTTTTGGAGTTCAGCCGAAACTTGAGTTTTATTGAGTAGCTCCACGGCGATACGGGCCGCACTTTTCTCACTGTAACCGGCACGGATAGCAGCCTGTGTGGCATTAAGGTCCACAAGGTACTCCTGCACAAATCGCTTTTGCTTTTCAGTTAATTTGGCCACACTCACCACCCCATAACATAGTAAAAGCTGCCCCCGTTTTGAGGCAGCTTGCGAAAAATCACAGTAGAAAACAGCGGCAAGGGTCTGGTTTCATCATCCGTCACCTTGCCGCTGTCCAACCAAGGAGGTGTTGCATCTTTAGGCACCACCCGCATCATACAGTATAACACAGGTGTGCGTAACATTTGGCACAACTTTACTCCTGTTTCAAATGTCTGTAACACATCATCTTGACGCTCCCGGCGGTGTTACTGCCACCGACACATGCCGCCACCTGTTCCCAAGGCAGTCCATTGATAAACCGATAGGTGAGGACTTGGCGGAGGAGGCTGTCATCAATGTCTGCTATGTAGCGCTCCAGACGGCTCCGCTCATAAAGACATTGCTGGTGCTTTGCCTCAATGATGCCCTTGAGGTCTGCGATCTCCGCCGCATAGCGTCCCACTTTATCAGACACGCCGGGACTGCGGGGCATACCTGTGAGGTTGGGAGAGATGGAAACGGCCAGCACCTCAAGCTCCTGGAGGCGCTTTTTGTCCATTTCAATCTCCCGGTTGAGATAGTATAGCTGGGAGAGTTCTTTGAGGGTCATCTTTGTGCCTCCTCTCCACGCCATACGGGTTTACAGTGTCCCTCACCAAAAGCACACTTGACAGTGCACACCTTGCAGGGGTCACCTCCCGCCATTACAAAATGCAGATCAGCAATAGCCTGGCGCAGTGTGGCATTGCTGGCGTTGGCCTCCTGCTTGGCCTTGTCTGCGTAGGCGCACGCCTCAGCCACCTTGGCCTGGTATTCCTCAGCAGGGATGTGCTGCTCACGCATCTGCTCCAGCATCAGCCGGTCAGCCTCATGCTGGACAGTCAGCCGGGC